ATAAACACTAGATTTAAACACCCACAAGAGAGCAATATTATCATTAAATAAATCTAGTTATTACATTGCAAGCACAAATAAAACTGGAAAGAAGAGGAAGAAGGAAATTAAAGAAAGACACAAAAGAACGACTCTATTTTTGTGAACTTGCTGAAGGTTCGACCTGCTAAACAGGAGCCACACAGGAAAAGACAACAAGACAATGGGAACAAAAGAAAGAACATAGAAATGAAGAGATCATGGTGATTCTGACGCCTCTTTGGTTTCACGAACTACTCTCGCACTTCTAGCTATCGTTTTAGTTTGCTTACCCAATAAAGGCCTAGCAACTGAAACTCTGTCCAAGACAAATGGAGGCATTAAAGTAGTGCCTGCCACACTGAAATTTTCATCAAGGCGCAAGTTGACTTCAAACAAAGTATTCTGTGCAGGATTAGAAATTAAGAATTCCAAAAACCAGCTTGTCTGGGAAGCCCAGTTGGAATCCCACATTTCAAAACCACTGTTGGGACCCACCACATCGAATGAAAATTCTAGCATAGCAGCACCTGGTTGACAGATGTCCCATATTTTGGCATCATAGCTACTAGTAGCCATAGATTGACGGAGAAATATTTGCACTGTTGAGTCCCAGTCACTTCTTTTGACACTAGCACCTGCCAGGACCACTTGCACATGTACAGTACCTCGCTTCCAAGCCGCTGTGCGCAACAAATTAGACACAGGCGTATTGCGAACTGTGACTTGCCACCCAGTGTCACCATCCGTTACTACGCCTCCTCCCATCAGATCACATGTAAAAGATTTTAGACCGTCAGGCTTTAGGGGAGCCCGCAAACTAAAACAGTTGCTATATATGCCAGGGGAAGAACGTATTACTGCATTCTGGGGCGTTGCAATGGCACTGCCAAGAAGTCTAGCTCCTTGTATTCCTGGATTACACCCAATACCCGCAAAATTTTCGATTCTAGTTAAGGTGACACCAAGATTAAAATCACCAACTATTGTACTAGCGGTTGAGTCATGCACCATTGCATATAGATAAGGGCAACCATCATTGGCAAGCTGGGCTGCAGGATCAACCTGTGTGGACCAAGCTGTTAAGAACTCAGCCCTTGTGAATTTCAACTCAATTTTCTCTTGCACTTCGCTAAACTGAACAAGTTTGTTGGGAAAATCCTCTAGTTCAGGTTCAAAGCTAACCCCACCAAATCCTATGAAGAAAGTCACTGTTGATTTAATGTAGGGAGAGCTCATTTTGTTAACTTCAAAAACCAGGTCCCCATGAAAGTAACGCCACAAGGACAAATAAGCATTTGTCATATTCATCAAAATGGAATCCTTAGCACCTGCACCTCCCCCTATGGCTAAGGGCATGGATTTAATATCATTGCTAACACCCTGCCCAAAGGACAGCTTCCCCATCCACCTATTGAGCCACAAGGTTTGACCTGGTGACCCTAAATTGTAGATGCGGGGGACACATGGCACATTAGCCACAAAGAAATCCATTGTCATAACGAGATCAGTTTGTGGCTGTGCAGACCAGCCTGAGACACAAACCACACTTATATGAAATTTGGTGCGGCGCAAGAACTCCAGACTCCAACCCGTGCTACAAGGGTTGGGATTAAAAGTGAATGTGCTATTCTTTGAACATGCTGGATTCCATAACATTCTATCTTGAGAACCAATGGTATAAATATCAGTACTGAACTGTCCCCTGTTACTACTATTCACGCACAAAGCCAAGCAGCAACCAGTATTTTCAGGCAAATTTATGGTGCAAACACACTTAATTTGTCCTTCAATGATGTGGGTGTGTGCTAACGCAGCAGCAGCTCGAAAATTATTACCCACAACTAAAATGTCGTACAAATTATTGTTCAGTAATTCATTTCCACCCGCCATTGCCTTAGGTATCACAACTCTCACTTGGGCAAACCTAGTATCCAACAAAGAACCCTTAACACTACTTGTGTCATCCAAACTCAGCTTGAAGAGATCTACGTCCATCTGTGGATTGGCGTAGACCAAATCATCCCTGGGGTCGACTGCAGGATGCATGCTTCTCGATTTAGCTACCGGTGCTTCCTCATCACTTGAAGCTTTTCCCCCAATAGTGTATCGCAAACTCTTAGTGCGCTTGAATGCTGCACTACTTGGACTTGTATGCCCAAGTTCCAACTTGCCACCCATGCGAAAATCAAACTGCAAATTGGCAATGGAGTCCTGAGTGGGCAGGTTACTCATTTGCATAGCATATGTGTGTGTGCCCAAGTACTCAATAACATGAGCATTCTCTCGGTTAAACTCTTCTGTCAGCAAGGGGGAAGGGATATAGGATTTCTGCAGTCCAGTTGTGCAACCAGCTACATTCACAGAAACATGAGCAATATCTTCCCCTCCAGGAAAATCAACATTTGGCAGTGAAAAGACCATCTTAAATCTCTTATTGATATTTTGGTTCAGAGGAACAAGTGTATTTGGGAAACATAGAGCACGCATCTGAGGTCCACTGCGCAAAGGAACTATGTAAACAGACCTAATGGCATTTTCTGGACGAGAATGCATCGTGTCTACTAACATCATCCCAGCCATTAGATCACTATCTGGAGAAGTAAAGACTTGCACTATTACCTCAATAGCACCTACGTGAAGGGCAGTGGCTCGCTTCCCATTACTCATTGTGAAATTATAGTCAGTCGCCACTGGAATAAGAGTTGAAGGGAGCAAAGGAACATCAACAACATTGTGATTACTAGCTTTCAAGAAACCAGCATCCAGGTGCCTATATTCAATTTCTTTCCCTGCATGCAACTTTGAGATGTCTGTAGACTTACTCCCAAAACGCTTAAGTTTGTCAAACAAGGAGTGGTTATGATAGAGCGCCAAAGCACTTGGCAATTCATCACGCAGCTGCTCGTTGCTCTTAGCTTTCTTGAACTGTGCTGCCTTCTCAGTGAGGACATTTGCTGGTATGCCTTGTTTAATAATTTCTTGTGCCATGATGCAATAGGGTATCACAAAGTCTACAAAAGCGAACAGAAAAGCTACAAAAACACAGAGCAAACGAATGAAGCACAAATGAAAATCAACGGCCCAGAAATCGAAATAATATAAATCAGGCTGAAATCTATTCTTCAATGTAAATGCGTTGATACACAAATATTTCCCCCCTTTATAATTCCGGATCCAACCTTTGAACATAATTTAATTAATACGGCAATGTTCAAGCATGGAAACAGGTAAAATAGGTAATTAATGGCTCGGAAGTCGCACTTAAATAAGTGGGCGGACTCACACCGCAGTGACTTCTACAAAGTTTATAAAACCTTGAGTGAAAAGGAGACAAGTGTTGACAGGAGATGAATTCGAAAAATAGCATTCACACACGTTCACTTGAAAGTAACTGGTTTGGATTTCTCCACGTTTGCTTTTATCAAAATTCTATCAAAATTTTAATAGGGCCAGGCCG